CGTTTCTCTTGACCATGGTCTAGTGCCTTTTAATATGTATCCGTTTCAGGAAAAACTTATCCAGAATTTCCATGATAACAGATTTAATATTTGTAAGATGCCACGTCAGACTGGTAAGTCTACTACTTGTGTATCATATCTTCTGCACTACGCTGTTTTTAACGATAATGTTAACATCGCCATCCTAGCAAACAAGGCATCCACTGCTAGAGACCTTCTTGGTAGGTTACAACTTGCATACGAAAACTTGCCAAAGTGGATGCAACAGGGTATTATATCATGGAACAAAGGTAGTTTAGAACTCGAAAATGGCTCCAAGATTTCGTCTAACTCTACTTCTTCATCTGCTGTCCGAGGCGGATCCTATAATGTCATCTTTCTTGACGAGTTCGCGTTCATCCCGAATCACATTGCTGATGACTTCTTTGCCTCTGTTTATCCTACTATTTCTTCTGGACAGAGCACAAAGGTAATTATTGTTTCTACCCCTAGGGGTATGAATCACTTTTACCGCATGTGGCATGATTCTGAGAAAGGTAAGAACGAATATGTTCCTACTGACGTACACTGGTCAGAAGTTCCTGGTAGAGATGCTGAATGGAAAGAACAGACTATTGCAAACACCTCAGAACAACAATTTAAGGTTGAGTTTGAATGCGAATTCTTAGGTTCTGTCAATACACTCATCAATCCAGCAAAACTGAGAAATTTGGTATATGAAGACCCGATACAAAGGAATGCTGGTCTCGATATTTACGAGAAGACAAAACCTGAGCACAACTATTTGATTACTGTAGATGTTGCCCGTGGGTTGGGTAATGACTATTCTGCGTTTATTGTTTTTGATATCACCCAATTTCCTTACAAGGTAGTAGCAAAGTATAGGAATAACGAAATCAAACCTATGCTATTCCCAAATGTCATTCATGATGTGGCAAAGGGATATAATAACGCTTGGTTGCTTATTGAAGTTAATGATATTGGTGAGCAAGTTGCTAATATCTTACACTATGACTTGGAATATGAAAACATGCTGATGGCTGCGATGAGAGGTCGTGCTGGTCAGGTGGTGGGACACGGTTTCTCAGGTAAGAAGTCGCAGATGGGTGTGAGGATGACCGCTGCGGTGAAGAAGTTGGGATGCTCTAACTTAAAGACTTTCTTGGAGGATGACAAGTTACTGACTCTTGACTATGATATTATATCAGAACTTACAACATTTGCCCAGAAGCATAATTCTTTCGAAGCAGAAGAAGGATGTAATGATGACTTAGCAATGTGTCTTGTTATTTTCTCTTGGTTAGTTGCACAAGACTACTTCAAGGAGATGACTAGCAATGATATTCGTAAGAGAATTTATGAAGAGCAGAGAAATCAGATTGAGCAAGACATGGCACCATTTGGATTTATTCTTGATGGATTAGATGATAATGTATTTACTGATAAAGACGGTGACACTTGGCACACTGACGAATATGGTGATAGGTCATATATGTGGGACTACTACTAATGGATCTGGGAGATCAAATTAATTTAGAACACATATTATTTTTTGAAAGAGAATGTAGAGTATGTGGGATAACAAAAAATTTGATCGATGATTTTTACCTTACACGAAAAGGTAGAGGAGCTTTACCATCAGCATATTCTTATGAGTGTAAAGATTGTACTAAGAAAAGAGTGGTGGAAAATAAAAAGAAAAAGTCTCCAATAAGATGGGAATATCCAGATTGGTAGATATTCACGCACAGTTTCCCCAATCAAAGTGTTCTTTTTAATAAATATTTTTAGATTAATCCTGGACTTGTAGGAGAATAAAGATGCCACTCAATTTAGCATCTCCTGGAATTGTAGTTAGAGAGGTTGACTTAACCGTAGGTAGAGTAGATGCTACTAGCGGTGGTGTTGGTGCTATTGTCGCTCCCTTTGCTAAGGGACCAGTAGAAACACCAATTTTGGTACAAAATGAATCAGACCTCTTAAAGAATTTCGGTGAGCCATATAACACTGATAAGCACTATGAGCACTGGATGGTAGCATCATCCTACCTCGCTTATGGTGGAGACTTAAGAGTAGTTAGAGCAGATGATTCCCAGTTAAATAACGCATCTGTTGGTGCTGGAAATACAATCAAGATCAAGAGTTTGGAGCATTATAACCAACTTGGTTATGATGAAACTGCTTTTGCTCAAACTATTGCAGCAAAGAACCCAGGTAGTTGGGCAAATGGTCTTAAGGTAGCACTCATCGACGCTAAGGGAGACCAAATTATTGGTGTTAATACAACCAATGCTGCAGTTGGATATGGTGTTACACAGGCAATTTCTGCAACTCTTCCCGGTGCTGGAACAACATCAGTACTTGATGGTTATCTGAAGGGTATTGTTACTCGTGTGGGCAGTGGAGAGATTGATGTAAAGGTTCTCTCACACATCTCTGCTTCTGGAACAGTAACTAACGTAGATTATCAACCTGGTGGTGTTTATGAATTTTCAACTTCTGAAACTGTAGGATTCCACACTGCAGGTGGTTTTGTCTCTGCATCTTCCACAACGGTAACATCAACAAAAGATTGGTTTAACGAGCAAACCATCGCTTTGAGTGATTCAACCATTTCTTGGAATACCCTTGCAGATAGACCAGGAACTTCCTCTTTTGCTGCTGCTAAAGGTGGTAGATTTGATGAAGTTCATGTTGTTCTTATCGATGACAAAGGAACTTTGACTGGTACCCCAGCAACTATTGTTGAGAAGCATTTATCACTCTCTAAAGCAAAGGATGCTGAGTATTCTGTGGGAAGTCCTTCTCACTGGAGAAAGTATCTCGCAGCAAACTCTACAAACCTCTTTGCTGGTTCAAGACCTTCAGACACTGTTGCTACTGGATTTGTTGGTACTGGATATTCTGCAGTATCTAGTAATGATGGAAACTGGAACCAAAATGCTTCTGGCGTTATCTTCCACGCTACTGGAGCAAACACCTTAACACTTGCTAATGGTGAAAACTACGGTGGTGCTACAGACATCACTTCTGCAGGTGCTCTCGCAGCATCAACATCAGCATTGAACACTGGTTACGACCTGTTTGAAAATACTGATAACTATGACATCGACTTCCTGTTGATGGGTTCAGCAAACTATACTAAAGAAAATGCACAAGCACTTGCTAACAAACTGATTGCAGTTGCAGAAGCAAGACAAGATGCACTTGCATTCATCTCACCTTACAGAAAGGCATTTATTACCGATACTTCCGCAGGGTCAGTAACAGTTGAGTCTGATGCTACCATCACAGATAACGTAACTGGGTTCTATGCACCTGTAACTTCTTCAACTTATGCAGTATTTGATAGTGGTTACAAGTACATGTATGATAGATTCTCAGATACTTTCCGTTATGTTCCACTGAACGGAGATATTGCTGGTCTTTGTGCAAGAAATGACCTTAGAAACTTCCCATGGTTCTCACCTGCAGGAACTGCAAGAGGTGCAATTCTCAATGCAGTAAAACTTGCTTATAATCCATCCAAAGTCCAAAGAGACAAACTCTATTCTAATAGAGTTAATCCTGTAATCTTCTCACCTGGAGATGGTATTGTCCTCTTCGGTGATAAGACTGGATTTGCTAAGTCATCAGCATTCGATAGAATCAACGTCCGTCGTTTGTTCATCTATCTTGAGCAAGCAATTGCAGCTGCTGCTAGAGACCAACTCTTCGAATTCAACGATGAGATTACAAGAACAAATTTTGTAAATATCATCGAACCATTCCTTCGTGATGTTCAAGCGAAGAGAGGAATCTTTGATTATGTCGTCGTTTGCGACGAAACAAACAACACCGCTGCTGTTATCGACAACAATGAATTTGTTGCTGATATCTTTATCAAACCAAACAGATCGATTAACTTCATCGGTCTCACGTTTGTTGCCACCAGAACTGGTGTTTCGTTTGACGAAGTAATTGGCAACGTTTGATTATTAATCAACCTTAGAGGTATAAAGAACAATGGCAACTAGAAATCAACTTAATCCACCCCCACTAAGAAAGATTACTGATTTTAAGAGCAAGCTAACTGGTGGTGGCGCACGCTCTAATCTGTTTGAAGTTGAACTGGCATTCCCCTCAACTGTCGGTGTTGAGGGTTTGAATGACATTCTCAATAAAGCAAGATTCCTTGTTAAAGCAGCAAATCTTCCTGCATCAAACGTAGCACCTATTGAAGTTCCTTTTAGAGGAAGAATTTTAAA